GGTCGGCCGCCTCCGTGCTACCGGTTACGGCGGCCGTCACCTCGAGCGACGCTGCGACCATAGCCGAAATGCGAGCCGCAGCAGCCTCGCTGCTCTCGCCCACCGCGGCAGTCGAGCCGGCAACCTGTCCATTGGCCGCGTCGATCGCATTCATCTTTTCGATGTACGGCGCGATCGCGTCGGACACACCGAGCAGCGACGCCTTATAGGCCAGCAGTTGCCGAGAATTCATCCCGTACGTGTCGGCCATTTTCGCCGCTTGCTGTACGAGTGCGTTGATGGCGCGCTCGCTCGCCTTGCTGCCGTTTGCGTTCGCCTCCGCAATCGCGGCCTGTGCAATTTCCGTGCGTTGCGCCGCCGCCTCCTGCGACGACACGAACGCATCCATGCTGCGCTTCGCGCGCTGAACGCCGGCCTCAACGCCGGTGGCATCTAGCGAAACCCGGATGAGTGTTTCTTTGTCAGCCACCTGTCAACTCCGTTACCTTTTGCTGGAACACCGCATCCACCGCATCGGCGGCGGCCGTTTTTTTCGCTTCGTACGACGGTCGAAGGAACGGATTGGCTGCCATCTTGGACGTACCAGTTTCAACGAAGCGCCCGTAGAACGCCTGCTTGCTCCACGTCACGATGTAAGAGGCAATCCGCCCTTCGACGGACTGCTCTTTGTCATAGGCAATCAGGATGTTGTCGCGGAGGAAGCCAGGATAGATCTCAGTGCCCTTCCGCTCGTACGCCCGAATGCCTACAGGCACGCGCACCTTCATCTCGTCGAAATAGACCCGAGCGCCAGCAACTGCTGCCTGCCGCAAAACCGACTCGCTCGTGGCGCTGTCGAGCGCCCGAAGCGCGTCGGTCAACGCCTCCGGATTCTCAATGACGAAGCTCTTTGCCATGGCTACGCCTTACTGGGAAACAGCATCGACAAAAGGAGGTTCGACTGCGCATCTGGATCATCCAGAAGCACGGCCGTTTCTTCCTCCGCCTTCGCCATGTGCAATTCGTTCCACGTCATGAAGTCCAGCGGGCCCCACGGCTCCGCTCTAACCTTGGCATTTCGGTTGATGTTCGCCAGCATCGACGTGATCGTGCCGGCGCGCAGATCGTCGTAGTGGCTCCCGCGATGGTCGACCTGGTAGGAAGCCATGTATTCGACGAACTCCGCGCTGGTGATCCGCTGCTGCAACTCCCTTACTGGGATACCGAAGTCGATGCTGAGCTGGAGCCAGAATCGCCGCTCGGGGCGGCTGCGGAGTTTTTTACTGCATCCTCCACGGCGGCCGGCTGCATGCCGTTCAGGCGAACAGCGACTGCCACGATGCGATCCATCACCGCGGTACCTTGAGCGCGCAAGTTGGCGATGTCGGACCCGTCGAGAACCAGCGCGCCGGATTCGTCGACGACAGTGGCCAGCAGCAGATCGGCCTGCGATTCACTGATGGGAACCTTTCCCGCTTCCTTTTTTGAATAGAAAGCGTCGCGCGCGAGACCTGACATCTCCGACACGATCACCGTCACGCCATCGCCCCACTCGGGCACGTCGACGGACTCGGTCTTGAGGTGGATGGCGCCGAGAATGGCGGCCTTGGTTTCTTTACTGAGAATGGGCACGGTATGTCCTGTGTTGTGATGGAGTTGCGCGGGCCGCGGGTTACGCGTAGACCACGTCGCCGGTGATGCGGAGCGAGACGCCGGTCGTTTTGAGGATCTGATCGACGCCGCCATCGAGCGGGCTGTTCTTGACGTAGCCGCTGAAAGTTGCGGTCTTCGTGTTCGGCAGCGTGAGCTTGAATTGCTTCAACGTGCCCGCGCGCTTTGCGGCGTCGCACGCCAGTTGGCCGGGGTCGGTGAAGTCCTTGTCGACGTCGAACGTGAAGTGTCCGAAGTCCTGCAGGCCGAGCATGAATTCCTTGGCCGTGCTCGACAGGTTTGTCTTATCGATTTCGTTGGCTTGGCCGTCGAAGCCCTTGAAGTTGTTCAGGTTGCCGATCGGTGTCCAGGTAACAGGGGTCGCCGTGCCCCCGTTCGTATATGCGGCGCCGCCGGTTGTGTCGACGTCCACCGCATAGGTGTTCGCCGTCACGTTCTTGATGACGGCAGTGAGGCCGTTCAGCGTGGTGTTACCGGCCAGCGCCGCGAAGGTCACGATGTCGCCATTCGAAAAACCGTGTGCCGCCGAGGTGACGATCGACGGAAAGCCGAGAGCCAGGCCCGTGATCGCCTTCGCGGCACCAGTCGTGCCAGATACCGAGAGAGTCGATCCCTGAGCGGAAATCGCAGTGCTTGTCATTTTTCAGACCTCACAAATAAATAAACCCACTCAGGGCGGGTTGGTGGTTGAAGCAAAAGCCGCGGCAACGCGGTATGAATTCGGTGTTACGGGTAAAACCAGATGCTGAAATCGGATCGGGAGCCGTAAAGCTTCGTGTCGGGCTCGTAGCTACTGACCGGCGCGCCGATCGTTACGGCTTTGATCAGCTGCCCCGTGAGTGCGGCGATAACGTTCTGCATCAGGCTATTCGCGATCGAACGCGTATCGGCCCACACGTTGACCTGCATGCGAGCATTCTGCAGATCGACGGTGTTGCTCAAGTAGTTCGGCGAGTGGCCGCCCACGGCCTGATACGTGATGTACGGGCGCGCGACGCCAGCAGGCGCCACGTCGGGATAGACCCGGAATGTACCGTCGCTGTTGGGCAAGAGTGCCTTAACTGCGGCAAAGACGATTGCCTCAGCGGAATTAGCCATTGTTCAAGCCCTCCTCCGCCATCAGCGTGACCATGCGGTTCCGCTCGTCCTCGTTGATCGAGTCGTGAATTTCGAAAATCCGCGTGCCGAATACGATGCGCATCGCGGCAACGTCTTTCGGGTTGGCGAGCTGCGGCACGTAGCGCACCGTCACCGAGTGCGTCACGGACGACTGGACGGCCTGCGCCGCAAGCCGTTCGCGGCCGGTCGTCGGCGAGACCTTTCCCCAACAGGTGAAAATGTCCACCCACGCATTGGTCTGCTCGCCAAGTTCATCCTGGGCGGTCGACTTGGCCTGGAACGTTAGGAGATGACGAAGGTCGCCGGCGCGCATCAGGCGTAGCCCATGATTCGGTATGGATCGAGCAGCGTGTCGACGTAGGGCAGCTCCTGAACCGTCACGCGAGTGGCTACTGAGACCTCTTCACGGTTCTCATACAGCGCGCCGACGCGCAGCAGGATCCATGACTTGATGCCGGCCGGAACATCCACGGCGGCGCCGTACCCAGCCGTGAAGCTAATCTGCACGGCATTCGTCGTGTTTTGCGTGTCGGGCCAATAGGTGCCCGTTTTCGGCGTCAAAACGCCAGGCTCACTAATCGCATCGACAACGTATGTCGACGGGTCCATTGTCTGCGTCACGCCGTTCGCATCGGTGTACTTCACAGCATCGGCGGACTGCAGACGCGGAAACGGAATGTCGATCTTGCTTCCACGGAAGCGCACCGCGTAATTGCGCATCGTCATCCAGGCCGACGGCAACTGGTCGACCGGCACGTAGCCCGGGATCACGCCGTAGTAGGTGTAAAACGGGAACGCGTCGAGGAACAGGTCCCACTTCTGGGTCACGAAGACGCGGCGACATACGTTTTCTGCGTGAATCCGCGCGGCGCTGATCAGCATTGCGATCAGTGTGTCTTCGCCGGAGCCGGTCACGCGCAGATGCAGCTTTGCCTCATCCACCGTGACCGGCTCTTCCGCCGGCGCCTGCGTCAGTCTGATGCCCATGCTTTAGCTTGCCGCAGCCTGCGAAGCGCCAGCCGGGTCGGGCTGCTTATCTTCAGTAATCGCGGCGGCCACCTCGGCGGCCGTCGCTGGATCTTCAATCGCGACAATGTCAGCGCCCTTGCTGGACGCGTATGCGACGGCATCCTCATGATTGTCGACAACGCCGGCGGTGGCCAGCGCCTTGATGACGTTTTCCGGGCCCTCGACAAGCTGGCCGCACTTGATGCCCAAGCCAACGTGATCGGCAAGCACGCGCGCGCGCGCCGTTTGAACTTTTGCCATGATGGAGTTCCTGAGAGAGGTGATGCGGCGAGCCGAAGCCCGCCGTTGGATGAACCGAAAGACTCGCGTCCCGTTAGGTGGCCGAGTTCGCGTACGTCTTGACAGCGCCCCCTGCGTCGATCAGGTTGCCGCCGGTGCGAAGGAAACCGACGAAGCCGATTTGACCGTTCAGCGTGAATGCCGAGTCGGTCATACGGAACAATGTCAGGTCCATCACGTCACGGATAACGTATTTGGAGAACTGGCCGAACGCGATCGACTCCGCGTTCGCCGCCATCACCGGCATGTCCTGGTTGATGTAGATCGGACGACCCATCAGACGATCCGGTGCGCCGCCGTTGACCATGGCATCGGCCTCGTAGCCCGGCACGAAGATCGGGCGCCCTTGCGTGTCCTTGATCTTGCGGATCACCTTGACTGACGTGTCGTGCATCATGTAGCCGACGCCCGGCTGGCTACGATAGGCCGGATCGATCGAGTGCTCCAGGTCTACTAGATCGTCATAGACGACAGTCAGCGTCTGGCCGGTGGCGCCGACCTTACCCGTGTTGGCGCCGGTGATGAGGCCGCGCGGCTGGCCGGTGCCCGTGCCGATGGTGAAGTGCGTGTTCTGGATACGGCCCAGGCGCATGGCCAGCAAGCTCTGGATGTATGCCTCGATGTCGATGAACGAGTCCTGCACCAGTTCGAACGGCAGCGCGATCTTCTTCGAGCTGTACTTGTAGACGTCCAGTGAAATGTTCGAGAACGTCGTGTCCAGCCCCGTAACTGGAGCGTTCTGGCCGACGATTTCACCAACTTCTGCCGTCGGATCGGTGGTCGGGAAATTCATCGACGCACCCGTTGCGGTGCGAATCGCGTGCGCCACGCCGCGCATGCCGCCGTATGCCTTCATCGCGATTTCCAGCGAGCGCTGATATTCGGTCGCGACCGTGAAGCCGCCTTCCGTCGACGTCGTCGTTGACATCGCATTTCGGATGTCCGGAGTTTGGCGAGCCAGCATGCGGGCGCGATCTTCGTCGGACATGCTGACGATACCGCCGGACAAGAACGCGCGCAGCGCCTTGGTTTCATCGCCCTGTTTTGCCGGGTCACGCGTGGCAGCGTTCAACAAGGCTGCGGCCATCACAGCCGGGTCTTCCGCGGCGAGCTGCGCGCGGCGACTCTCGCGGGCGATTTCGGTGTCGATAGCCTCAATCTCAGCGAGAATCGAGTCCATACGTTCTGCATCCGCAGCCGGCATACGCTGGTCGGCGGGAAACCTGTTGTTGATCTCGTTGGCTTCCTTAGCCTTCGAGTTGCGCAGTTCACGCAGTTGTTGCAGCTTCATTTGTGATCTCCAGACAGGGTTGACCGCTCGCGCAGGTCGTGGGGACGAAAAAAAACCGCCCGGAGGCGGCTGATCTCAGTTGCGCGAGGCGCGTCACTGATGGGAAATGCGATTCAGCATCTTCATGCGCTGCTGCTGACGTTCGCGGTGTTCTGCTGCGATGGCATCAATCTGCTCGGGCTCTTGCGGCTTCGGAGCGTTGGCGTAGGCGCTCAGATCCCACGATGCCTGCGCCCTCGGCGCATTCTCGGCGACACGGTCGGCGAGGCCGATCTCAACAGCCTCTTCCGCCGTGAACCACGTCTCGGCGCTCATGAGCGCCTTCATGTCATCCGCGCTCTTGCCACTGCGCTTTGCATACTGGCCCGCGATCACGCCGTCAGTCTTGTCCAGCAGCGCCGACGTAGCGGCGAGGTCGGCCGAATTGCCGATAGCCACAGTCCACGCACAATGAATCATGTACATGGCGCCGTCCGACATTTCGACCTCATCGGCGGCCGACGCAATCACGGTCGCTGCGCTCGCCGCGACGCCGTCGATATGAGCAATAACCTTCGCGCCGGTGTCGCGCATCGCCGCGACGATAGCCTGCGCCGCGAACACGTCGCCGCCCGGCGAATTAATGCGCAGATGAACCGTGCCGCCCTTGATGCCGCGAATTTGCGGCACGAGCGTTTGTGCCGAAACACCGCCCCACCATTCCGCCGTGTCGTCGTCTGCAACGATCGCATCGTAGATATAGATAGTGGTTTCTTCGCCCTGCACGTCGAACGCGCACGGCTTCACCGGCCGGCGATTGCTCGCCAGCAGCTTGATCAGCTTGCTCATGTTGCCCCTTGGTCTGGTTGCCCGTCCGGCGCCGGCGCCGAATCCGGCTTTGGCGCCGGTTCGGTGACATTGGCGGTCTGCGCTATACCGCTGTTCACGACGTCTCCACCCTTAACAGGCGGCAGTAGTTTGAGGTGACGCACCTCGTTCTGCGTCATCCAGCCGGGCTCACCCGCACGACCGAGTGCGATACGGAGCGCATCGTTCTCGCTCTTCAGATCGCCTCGCTCCATGCCGGAAACATCGAATTCCACGAAGAATTTTTGCCGGGTAGGCCAGAGTTTCCGGTTGAATTCCTGATTGAACTTGACCAGGTCGCGCAGCAGCGTGAACTTCACGAAGCCACGGCTCATGTTCTCAATGCCGCTGCCCCACGACGTCGTTTTTTCGGTAGACCCGACCATGAACGGAGGGACGCCCAGGATGCGGCAAATTTCCTCGAGATCCCACTTGGACGTCTCGAGGATCTGCGCGTCGACCGGCGACATGGTCAATTCTTTGATCTGCAATCCGCCGGTGAGAATCGCCGGGAGATGCGAATTCGCGACGCCGCTATGGCGCTCGCCCCAAGTCGCGCGCAGAAGCTTAGCCTGCTCCTCGGTCATGTTCCCAGCAGTCGTCAGCGCGAAATCCGGACGGGCGCCATTCGAAAAGAATCGCGCGCTGTACTCCGCTGCCGCGAGCGCCGTCCCCACCGACTGCCGAGCCGCGTAGGTGATCGGGCTCGGGCTACGAATGCCGTCGTATCCGAGGCTAGGAATGTGAATGATGTCGGCTGGATGCAGAATGTATTCGGCGCCGACCAACGGCTGCACCCGGTAATAAAGCTCGCCGCGGCTGTCGCGGAATGGGAACACCCGCAATGGATGATGTGCCCTGAACGCCGTCACCGTATTGCTGTGAAACGACGGGCGCACGATTTCAGCGAAACAGTCGCCATAAAAGAGTCGCGCAGCAACCATGTATTCCCAGAACACCGCTGCCGACACATCCGACTCAGGCTGTTCGTTCAGGAGCCACCAATACGGATGCTCGACACGCTCGCGGCCCGTTGCTGTGCGCTGATACACCGGCATCGGGAGGGTGGAGATGGCGCCCGCGATCAGAGCAACGCACGCGTAGACCGCGGACACCTTCATCGCGGTCGTCTCGTTGACGACCGGTCCGGCGTTACTGATTGCGCCGCCGCCGATGATATTCGCCAGCTCCTGAACCGTCAGGCTCTGGCGCGTCTCATTGAGATTATTCACGCGACCTGTCGTCTCCGGCCCGTGTTGAGCGCGCCAGGCGTTAAGCACAGCGGAACCCGGCAATCGGGCCTTCGCTTGTGCTACCTTGAATGCTTCGCTCATAGGATAACGATTCCCGGTGTAGGTGCGGACTGCGGATTAAGACTCATCAGGGTTATGGCGTTGAAACCAGCCATAAGCGGGTCGATTTTTGCCGTCCCGCTGGCCTGTTTGGTGATATTCACGGCATTTCCAACCGGCACCACGCGCGCATTGCCGACGCACCACGCCATCATTCGCTGGCCGCCGTGCACGAGCACGCCTTCGGCAAGCTTCCGCTCGGTCGTCTTGATCGCGCCGGACATCTTCCAGCCCTGCGAAATACCAATGACGAGCTCTTCAGGGACGCCGGCCTCGACCAGCGCGTCGAGAATGCCGCCGATCCCGGCCGGATCTGCGCCGACCTTATCTAGCAATCCGGAGGCATAGACGATTGCGACAATGTCAGCGACGTCGCGCACATCGTCACCGATCTGCTCAACGACGGTGAGGTCGCCCTCCTTCTCAAAGTCGCGGAGTGTCGGTGCAACTTCTTTGCGGCGCTCGAACACGGATGGATGCGCCCATGCGTGCGCCCAAAACAACCAGCGGCGTGTCAGTTTCTCGCGACCAACGACCGCCAGCCCGAGCAAGTCGTCAAGACCGCCGCCGTCGATGCCGACGTCGATCACTTCGCACCGCTCGATCAGGTCATCAAGCGTCAGCTTCGGCACCGAGCCTGCGTCTTCCCAGAATTCCGCGCCGGCCCAACGATCGGAGCGCAGCGCAAGGCCAATTTCGACGTTTGCATGCTTTGCGAGAAAGCCGCGGAACGACTCCTCGCCCTCGGTCTGCGCCTTCTTGAACTCGCGCTCGAGGAACTCCTGATCAACCGAATAGCCGAGGTTCGGGTTGACCATTCCGAGGTTTTCGACCTTCAGATGCCGCTTGCTCGCCACCATTTCCGGCGGGTGCTCAAAGATCACCGGGACAAAACGCTTGTCCTCGATCTTGCCGTCGCGCACATCGCGCGCGTACTGCAGCTTCTGGCGAAACACGCCCGCCGGCGGATCATCGGACTGGGTCGTCAGATAGATCACGAAGCCTTCCGGGCGCGATGCCAGGCCGCCGATCGCCTCGCGCAGCATATTCTCGGCGTTGGCCTGCTTGCCGAAAAGCCAAAGCTCGTCGACCAGCGTGCCGACGCTCTTCTTGCCACCGACGGTATTTGAATCTGCCGCGACGACCTTCAGCGTCGCGCCGCTGTTCCGGTGCGTGATCGTCTTGATGTGCGTCTGAACCTGCAGCAGCTCGTCGAGCTCGTCATCGTGCTTCACCATGTCCCGGCTGGGACTGAAACTGTTCTGCGCAACCTCAATCGTCGGCGCCAGAATTGCGAACTCGGCAGACTGCCGCCAGTTGAGGATGACCGCGGTCATCATGATCCCGGCCGCGATCGTCGACTTCGAGTTCTTTTTCGGCAGGCAGATGAACCACTCGGTGATCAGGCGCCGACCACTGTCGGGGTCGTACGCGCCGAAAATCGACGCCACCAGATCGAAAACCCACTGAGCGCATGACTCACCGAACGTCGGGCTGCCAGGCGCATCGACGATCTTCAGTTGCTTGAAGATCAGAAGCGCCTGCTCGGCCTGCTCGGGAAAAATTGGCGGCGGAATGATGGACTCGCCTCGCTTGAGCCGGTCGGCCCAGTCGAGGCAGCTTGTCTTCCATTCCATCGATCACTTCCGGTTGTTCACCACCAGCTTCGGGGGAGCCGTCGCCGCAAACTTGCCGGCACCGACCTTCTTTGCTGCATCAGCCTTCGCGTCTTTCTTGCCGGCCTCGCCTACCTTGGCGTGTACGAACGGCATGAGCGCCTTCGCCGCGTCGACGCGCAATTTCGGTTCCGTGCGGCCGTCATTCATGGCGGCGATCAGAAACGCCTTCGGGTCGGTGAAGTTCGTCATCGACTCGACATCGAATTTCGGGACCGACTTCTCTTCCGGCGCCGGCGGTTCGGCTTTCGGCTTCGATTCCTGCTGGATGCGCTGGGCAGCCAGGTAGAGGACAACGTCCTTGTCTTTAACAAGCCGCGATCCAGCAGCCGAGGCCGTCGCCGCACTGTACCCTGCCGCGATAGCCGCGTCCTTATTGGACTTCCCGGCTAAAACAGCATCGGCGAAGAGCCGTTTCTTGCTGTTAAAAGCCATTAACAAAAGCTCCAAAAAGGGAAAAATTCTGCGCGTGAGAGAACGATCGGTTTCCCGGCATGCGAAACGCTAGAGATTCGATACCCCCACCCCCAACGTCGCCGCAGAGGCCATCAGCAGGCCGCAGGACGGCCGCGTTCAGCCTCGCGCGCGCGCCGCTGCCTCCTGTGCCGTCTTCGCGCTGTGGCACTCGACGCACAAAAGGTTGAGGTTCTCATCCTCGTTGCTGCCGCCCTGCTCGAGCGGCACGTCATGGTCAACCTGATCGCGCCACGGCAGCCATACGCAGCCGCAGCGCTTGCACTTGAACTGCTGCTCGACAGCGATGCGCTGCCGCGTCTTCACCCACTTGCTACCGCGTACTCGTGGCGTCGTGCCTGCCTTGGCTTCGAGTGTTGCAACGCGATTGGTGTTCGCCGCCTGAATGCGCGGCTTGAGCGTCGATAGCTTGCGGCTCATTCTGCGCTCCAATCACACGCAACCTTGATTACACCCACTGTAGAATCGTTGCGCCGGAAGGGCCGGCTCAACATAAAAGGAAACAGAATGGCAGACCAAAGCAAACCAGCGTTTCCCGTACCAGACGTTGTCAAGGGTACGGTTAAATTGACATCCGAATTTACCGGGATGACTTTGCGCGACTACTTCGCCGCTCAAGCAATGATGGGGCTCGTCACGAGCGAGGCATTCGCACGAGACGAGAAGCATGTCGCTGCGGTGGCATATAAATTCGCGGACGCCATGCTCGTTCACCGCGAGCACGGCTAAAGCAAAAAGCCCGCGAGGTTTTCACCTAGCGGGCTTCTTTTCCTATGGGCGAGCGAACGCCCCACGAACCGAATAATAACAAAGTTACGAAGAAACTCAACCGGTATTATTGTGTGACCGATGTGCCGGCGGGCGGTACCGAAACGAAAGAGAGCCGAGGCTTCTTGCCCTCCGTCTCAACAATGACTCGGAGCAGCTGCGAAGTAACGCCGACGCGATCGGCTTTTTTTTCGCCTAGGCCTGTCCACGGCGAAAACTGGACGTTCATAAGAGATCCATTTTTAAGTGGCATGCTGTCTTCGTCAGGCTTTCCGGCCGCCGATCGCGCCTCCGCAAACACTATACCCGCATCTCCCTTGCGTCTATGAGCGAGTAGCCGTTCGTCCGAAACATAGCTTTCCACCATCACTGCGAAGTCTAGATTCGCACCTCGGTCAACTGCAATTTCCGACTGGCTGATGTGGGCGCGAAGCTTGAACCCAATGCGCTCAATCCGAACCGCACACTCAGGGAGCCGGAGCTGATGGAACGGCGTTGCAGTGAGATCGACCTCGCATCGAGCATTTATCTCATATGTCAAGTCCTTCCCTCCCTCAAACAGGCCAACTGACTTGGCAATCTCGGACAGGATGATGCCGTGAGCATCACCCAAAATCCCGACGAGATTCATGCCCCGTTCACCAGTCTTAACCGAGAACAGATCATGGTCCGGGTCGGTCGCGTAGTCAGGATTCAAGGCAAGATCAATCTTTTTTTCGCCCGGCGTATCGTCTATCAACATGACCGCTTGCGCTGCGAACCCTATCTCTGTGAATTCCGCTGCATTCACGTGCAGATAAAATGAAATGTGTCGACCTGGAAGACCCCACTCTTCTGGCGTCAGGTCCCGCACAACAAAAAGATCAATGCCCTTTCCTTTGGCGTAGGCGATTGCACCTTCCTCGAAACCGGACGTCGTGAATATGGCTCCGTTGTTTGCATTCAACGCCTCAATGCTCGATGCAAGAACGTCAATTCGATCGCGCCCCACAGGTTCCTTCCATCGCTTGCATTCGACAAGCGTCGTAAACTTGTGAAAGCGCGATCGGCGGACGATCTTGACGTCGGTCTGTCGCCTCGCACCGTAGCGATCGACCTCGGTTACGTCGCGCTGTACCGTAACTTCCCCGTCGCCTTCGTATAGCTCTTTCACAAAGACTTCGAACGACGCCCAGTCGTAATATTTATGCATGAACCCCGACATGTTCATTTCCTTCCGCCAAAGAGAGTCGCAATCAAGCAGGTTGATGATCTTTCAGCCAATCGCGCAGCGCATCATTCATGCGCGTCTGCCAACCATCGCCGGACGCCTTGAACGCCTCGACGATGTCCGCATCGTACCGAACCGACAGCAACACTTTCGTCGAACTCAAACGAGGTCGGCCGCGTGCCCCAAGTTTTTTCATCTTGGCAAAGTCTTCTGCCGGAACCTCGTATGTGTCCGGATCTGCGGCAATGCCGCGGTTGATTGCCGCGTCCTCTTCGTCCGTCGGCATGATGATCTTACGTTTGCTCATAGCTCTTCACCTCGCGCTTGTTCGCCTTCCGCATGCTGATGATGTGCATTGCTTCGCCGCGCTGCGTGAACACCACACAATACAGGCGGTCGCCGATTACGCCGAATCCAACTTCGCGCACTTCTTTGTAGTCGCGACGCGCATCGACGTAGGCCATCACTTCCGACCAGTCCAGCATTGCAGCCAGTTCAAGCGAAACACCGTGCTTGTCGATGTTCGATTCGTTTTTTGCGGTGTCGTAGGTGATGTCCATGTGAATAATTGTAGCTACAGTTAATAGGGAACGCAAGTGATATTAGTAGCTACAATATTTATACGCCGCGAATGAGATTCTTCGCGAACAGGGCCGGCCTCAATAGCCGCTTAGCTTCGGCATAGTCGGCGTCCTGCGACGCGGGGCTGCGCGGATTGCGGAACACAACCGCGCCAGCGACGAAGTTGCGCACTGCGGTCATGACTGCAACGCGATGCGCGAGCGACAGCTTCTGTATGAGCGGATCGACCGCTTCGCCGGTCGCTGCGCGCAACTGTCGATCGACGACTTCCGACAGGTCGTCATAGTCCATCCACTGGTTGCTGATCTTGAAATCACGGCAAGTCGGATCCGCCCGGCCGTAACCGAGCGCGGGCTCGTATGCTTGGCTCCATTCGTACCACTCCGTCAGCACCGCGTCGATCTCGTCTGCAGCAATGGCGCTTGTCGTCATGTTGGGTAGCCTCTTTCCGTATTGTTCGCAGCGTTCGCCATGCTTCATTCCAATTGCGCAGATCGTTTGCATTGCACCGAGAAATTCGTAAATTCGTTCATGCGGACAGCCTTTGCATGTCCTGCTTTCCAACGCGATCAGCGTTTCGACCGGATCGCGATATATGCCACGCGGCCGCGCCGTCACATAACCACCGTGAAGTGAATGCCGTGGTGCATGAGCCAATCGACCAGTGCAGCGCGCAGCTCGGCATCGCGCGGAAACGGGAACTCGACCTGTAGCCTCATCGGCTCGGCGGGATTGCGCGCGTCAATCTGCCCAGCGAGTGGACAGCCGTCGAACGAAATAATTTTGGCGCGGGTAACGCTGTCGACGTGTTGGCAGCTTGACGCGACCAATACGCTGGGCACGTCAGCAAAATGGATGTATGCGTGTGCGCTCATGATTCCATCTCCTTGACGTCCCATTCCAGATCACCACTGGCGAGAAACGCCGTCAATGTGGTGCGGTTATATTCGACCGGCGCTTTCGCGCGGTAAATGCCGTCACCGACCCAATCCAGATCACCCGGCAAAAAGCCGCCGCGATAGTGTTCCGGTATCCACGCCTCGGCGTAGACAAAGCGCGGGCCGCGATGCTCGTACATCACGCGCTCGAGCCGGTAGACCGTCGTCTCGATACGCCTGGTCTTTCCGTAGGTCGCGAACTGCGCCCGACCCACCCGACGGCCATGCCTCAACCAGCCAACGCCGTCGGGGATCTCAATCCACAATCTCAAACCGCCTCCTGCATTTCCAATCCCATCTTTCGAGCGCGTACCGGAACCCACCGCGCGAGTGCTGCGTGGGTGGCATCGCGCCGCTGTTCCTTGGTCGGCACCTTCGACTGGTCAAGCCAGTAATGGCAAACGCCACAACCTGGAAACGTAAACTCGTGATCAGCCTTGCGCCCCTTCGCTTTGCCGTGCTCCAGCAAATTCGAATGACACGGGACGACCGTCTCGTCGACGGGATTAAAGCGGCACACGCCCGGCACGCGCAAATAACACGGCTCGTTGCGGCAGGCAGCGAGATACTTCGATCCCTCAGCGACCTTGACGCGCTTCTTCTTCGTCTTGATCGCTGCCTTGCGCATCAGTGTTTGGGTGTGGAACGTCGTCTTGAAGGCGTCCGTCTGCTTGCGCTTGAATCCGGTGCGTGCGAGCGGCACGCCGCGCTTCATCGGTGCCGAGCGCTTCATCCTGCCTCCGGCAAGCAGCGCATTTCGACCGATACGCCACTCGCGGCCAACACCGAACGCCGACCTTCGCGCCAGAAGTGGAACGCCAGCTCGCGCAACGATGGCGCGACTGCTGCGGCGTTGAATTCGCGGTCAAACCATGCATCGAATTCCTCTCTATCCGTCATGCCGCCATCCGACCGCTTCGCACCATCGCCGCCATCGCGCCAGCCACGACTGAATCGGCACGCGGCCACCATTCAGCAGATGCGCGATATTGCTCGTCGAGCGCGCGCTCGAGGCACCGAGGGTCGACAACGGACTTCATGAGCTTGCGATTCGCAGCCCAGCGGCGCGAACGCTCGCTTTCAGGTGTCTTGAATGCTGGCATGGGCGCGTTGTTGCCGGCGCCGAGGCGATAGAAGACTTCGTGATGTCGCCCCCGGTAGGATTCGATGTGCGCCTCACCAGCGGCGATCAGCTGATTCAGGATCACGCGCACGAACTTGTTTCCGCAGCCGATCTCGTCTTCAATTTCCTTGGAGGAGCGCGCCACCGCGTCGCTCATCAATTTCATGAACAGCGGTCGATAGATTGAAGGTCTTCCCATGTCACACCTCTCCAATGTCAAACATGCCGCCCTTGGCTTTGCGCACCAGGCGAATGACGAACGGATACTGAGACGCGGCCGCCTTGATCTTCACGTTCGCGTCTTCCTCCATGAAACCCTTGAATTCGTGCAGCTCAAGCGCACCGCTCGCGACGATCACCGCGAAGTCGGGCGTGTAGAACGTGTTGTCGGCGAGACGCTGCTTGATTCCCTCGAAGCGGAACCAGAGCACTTCGCCGATGTGCCTGAGCGCTTCAAGGCGCGCTGCGTATGCTGTTTCAGACTTGTTCATCTTTCCGCCGCCCATCCGGCCAAACTGTCGATGCACCGCGCGCGGATCACCGACCATTGTCGCGATCTCGGTACCGAGCGCCGGCTGTTCTGTAGATTCCAGGCGGGCCGCCGCGCTGGCGATCTGTCCGCGCACGCGGGCCGTGCCGAACATGCCGCCAGTGATAGCGCTTTCCGGGTAGCGGAGTGCGTTCTTGGTCATGAGGCGTAGTCGTCCACAGGCATTAGCGCATCGCCAAACGTGCGGCGAGCGAATTGGTACAGATCGGCGGAATTGAACCGCTGCGCATCATTGAGCGCGTGTTCTACGGCCTTCATGTCTTTCGCAGCGCGGGCAACGATCACCCGGTAGTAGCGCCAGTCCTCATCTGCCTTGCGCTCGCGCTGACCAAGCTCTTTGCCCTTCGCATCGACGCCTTCAGGGGACTTGAACCATTCCCCAAGCTGAACGGCGGCAACCGTTACCGGCGCGCTCGTCGGCGTCATGACCTCGGCAACGAAAGGAGCAACGAAGCCTGTATACGTCGGGCGCTCGTCGCAATCATCGCCGCGGCGCGCAACAGCGCGGCGATGCGCTTCACGAAGCTGGTCAGCATTCACGCCCTTACCGACCCACGTGAGCACGTGGACCCGATCCTTGGTGCGATCAATGGTCAAGCTCTTGCCGCGTTCGGCTTCCAGAGCGATCAGGAGATCCGTGAGTTCACGCTCGGGGTTGATGTCGCTTTTTGAATCACTGGCAGCAGCAGCGGCAAAGTTATCCACAGGCGGCTTCGCGTGCGTTGCTGCTGTAATCTCTGAAGTAGTCTCTGCAGTAGTCTTTGTCTGAATAACGACTTGGTCTTTTCCATCCCCGCGGTCGAGGTTTTCAACGGTCGGCGGACAGGGTTTTTGCTCGTCGGCGGAGTTGTGTTTCCCTGTTTCCCGAAATGGACTTTCCCCATTCCGGGGAATGGACTTAACCGGTTTCGGCGTATCACCGCACAAAAGCGCTTCGAGAGCGTCCTCGTCGATGCGGAAAAACAGCTTATGTTCGAGTCGCTTGTTGGTTTCGACCAGCACGCCACGCGTGCGCAGCGCCTTGCGAGCAGTGCGCTGTTCTTCGTAGGAAAGCCCAGTCTCTTCCTGAAGCTCATCGGCCGTTTTGAAAACGCCGAGCGGGTTCTGGGTGCGTGCCTGCCAGTAGAAAAGCTGGCCAAACAGAACCGCTGCGTTCACGCCTCCAAGCTTCGGCGCAAGGCCGGGGTGATACGCGATCGGACGCCCGATCTCGCGAAGCAAGTCTGTCAGCTTCACGCGGCGTCCTCGACCGGCAGGCCAACGGTGTCAGCGAACAAGCCGGTTTCCAGGCATTTGCGCGAGCCACGAACCACGAGCGCGCCCTGCTCGATCAATTCTGGGACGCGGCCACAAACACTGCCAAGACGAATGTTCGTGCGATCGGAGATCTCTTGACGCGTCAGAGTCACTCCCACGTCGTAGAACAGGTCGAGAATGATCTCGTGTTGCGTGCGGCGCTTCGCGCCCGCGACGAAGTCATAGCCGGCCAGTTGCGTGTGTGTGGCGCGCATCAGGACACCTTTCGGAGATCGTGTTGGACCGCTTCGCCGGTCGTGGACAGCGCCGATTCGACGACGCGCAAGGTGCGTTGCTTGACGCGGATGTCATCGACCAGGCTGCTGTGAAGTCTCGGCAGTTCGCCCGGGTCGACGCCGTCGAGTAAGTCAGCGGCGTCGGACTCGGTCCGATGATTCGCGCGCATGATCGTCTGCACCAGCTCGTGAGCGTTGATCTGCGCATCGGCATCGTGATGGCGCGCACGCGCCGCGCAATCAATCTGGACGAGGATCTCGTTCAGCAAATCGACGCGCCGCTCGAGCGGCAGCGCGGCGAGAATCGAATTCTCGAAGTTGGCCGGCATCAGGTTGTTGTCTTTCGACTCGTCGTCGAGCCAGCGCCAGATGCGGTCCGCGTGGTTCTTCTGTGTGGTGTAGACGTCGCCGTGCTTGTCGAACACGATCACGCCCGACAGGTGACCGCCAATTCGCTCGTGGGCCGCGACGATCTCGGCCGCCGCCGTCTCGCGGCTCCAGCTGCGCGCCTTGCGCCAGGCGGCGACATGGTCGCGGATGATTTGGATTCGGGACTTGTGCGAACTGTCTCGCATGATCTGTCACTCGTTAGTAGCTACAGTGTCAACGTGCGATAAGGACAACTAAGCCGCCGCACGTGACACAGGGAGAGAAAAAATGAAAACGCTACGGGAATCTTTTGCTGCCGCCCTGCCCGATGGGGCAGCGGCAGTTACTTCGCTGCTACTGCTGGTTGCGCTGCAGCCACTTTCAGCGCCTCAAACTGCTTGGCCAGTTCCGCACGCGCCACGTCGTATTCAGCTGGGTGGCGCGCGCCGCGTACCGCAATCGCGCACAGGGCCTCGCGGATCTGTTTCTGTTCCGTTGCTGTGAGCGCCATGCTCTCTATCTCCAACGTGCTGCGAATTGGGGTGAGGATCCCGGCTTTCGCCAGTAGAATTCGGAGTTCTCACACAACCGATCTCTACGGGGACCCTCATGACCTTTCTACAAAATCCGCAGCAAACTGCAGCTGCTCAACAACAGGCGTTAACGAACCTTCCCAAAGCGCTACAGATTCTGGACTCGCACACCGGCGATATTCAGGCGCTGAAGGTCGTCATCGCCGCGATCGCTGCTGCGCTATCCGACAACGAGGCATTCAAGCGCGAACTGGAACAGCAGCTTTCGAAAGCACTTCCCCAACCGGGCCAACTCGTGCCGCACAGTCAGCAACCGATCGTCACCCATGCAAAGAAGACGCTCCGGGAATTGCTTCCGCCCGCTCAGGCTGCGCTGATCCGAGACTAACCTCAGCCTCGCACTCCGCGAGACATGCGAACGGCCGGACGGCCTCGTCGTACCACGCTCGAAACTCCGGCGTCGCCTCGGCGCGTCGGAGCGCCTCCGCCCGGACAGGGGCGAGCATCGTGTGCAGCAGAGACCACAAGAAAAGCATCACTTCGACGTACAGTCGCTTCATATCAGGCAGCCTCTCTATCAAGCGTTGTGCGCACACAGCTTCCTCACAAAGGTGAATCTCATGTCAGGCAGCTCTCGAGAAAACGCCACCGCCGTCGTCATTGAAGATGTCGGGGCGACGCAAGCGGACGCTGGCGGGGATTCCGCGAACCTTCCAGTTGTGGACGCGCTGGGTTCCACCTCTCTTGAAGCCGAGAAGCTTGGCGACGCGCGCGGGGCCGCCGAGCCGCTCAATGAGAGCCCGGTCGGATTCGGGGGAGAAGGTGGGTGTGTTCATGAGACGCCATTAAACACCACGTTTAGTTTTGCCGCAAGCAATTTAAACGCGCCGTTGAACAACAAAACGTTTACTTCGGCGACCATTGCGCGCATGCACGCGACAATGGAACGGTTATACGAAGCCGCTCGTCTCCTCCACAAAATCGAGGGGCCGGCGAAGCTCGCCAATTTTTTAAATATTTCAGAGCAACTGGTTAATAATTGGCAACGCCGCGGCATCTCCAAGGGCGGGATGCTCGATGCGCAAAAGAAGGTCGGTTGCAGCGCCACTTGGCTGGAAACTGGCGAACCGCCGATGATGGCCGCGAATCTCACAGCGACCCACCATGGCCGCGCTGGGTCCGATTCACCGAAAAGTGACCGAAAGAAACCAGTAATCAAAACGCAGACTGAATCCGACCGCGATACACTGCCTGCCGGGGAAACTTCCGTGCACCGTCTGCGCAGGGCACTCAGTGATAAAGAAGTGTCGCCAACCGAACTGGCGTCCGTTGCGGGCGTTGGCGTTGAAACGGCTGCACTCTGGCTGGGCGGTATTGGTCCCGATATTTCGATGGTTCAAGCCGTTGCGATACAGAATACCTATGGCGTGAATTCGGTGTGGTTGCTCAAGGGCAAGGGAGAGCCCGGTGTGGCCGTACGGTACGCGGACGCGTTCGACCCGATCACGAATCTTAAATGGCAAGGCGTGCCAGTGGTGGGGTTTGCTCAATTGGGCGATAACGGACATTTTGTCGACATCGATTATCCCGTCGGATACGGCGAGGGGTTCGTTGCCGCACCGACAGAAGACAAAGACGCGTACGCCCTGCGCTGCGTAGGCGACTCAATGCGCCCGCGAATTAAGGACAGGGAATTCGTGGTTGTCGAGCCAAACCATGTAGTCGAGCCCGGCGACGAGGTCTTGGTCAAATCGAAAGACGGTCGGGTCATGGTGAAGGAGTTTCTTTACGAACGCGCGGGACGGGTGCACCTGATCTCGGTTAATGAGACGCACGCACCCATCGCGATCGATAAGGACAACATTGAGAAGATCCACTACGTTGGATGGATCGCGAAGCCGTCCGCTTGGAGACCAGGCTGAAGACGCTTTGAACTAGGCTGGATTTGCAGCCCTCAAAAAAGAAAGATTGTCGTCCAAGCAGGCACAGCGGCTCAAAGCCAAGCAGCAGAGTGCAGAGTCAAATTTGTGATCTGGACAGCGCATCCAACGCGTCAGCTCGACGGCAAGGTCGGCAAAAATAACCAGACTACGCCTTAACTTTTCCACCGCGCTGCCGTTAAGAAGAAATCTTGGGGACCAACATGAATGAACAAGTGGAAGGCGCTCCAGCGAAGCAACCGGACAATGCGTCGATCGACGTGCTCGTTTATTCCGGGCAGATCAGTAGGAGCGGCTATGATCTGGTATGCAACGAATTGCGCAACAAGAAGTCGAAAAAGCTGTTGCTCGTCCTTTCAACGCCGGGCGGCGATCCGCATTCCGGATTTCGGATTGCTCGGGCGCTGCAGCACGACTATGACCAGTTCGAAGCCTTGATTCCGTGGCTATGTAAAAGCGCCGGCACTCTCATATGCATAGGCGCAGCCCATCTTTGGCTCGACGATCAGAGCGAATTGGGCCCGTTGGACGTGCAAGTGAAAAAGATGGACGAGATCGTCGGTCGAAACTCGGGACTCGACATCTTTCAAGCGGTGAATTATTTGCAAAATCAGGCGATGACTGCTTTCCGCTCATACCTGATGGAACTGACGCGCAAGGCCGCGCTGTCGACGCGCGTAGCGTCCGACATCTCAACGAAACTGGCGACGGGGCTGTTTGGCCCGGTTTTTGCTCAAATTGATCCTATGCGCCTTGCCGAGATGCAGCGGGCAACTGACATTGCATTCGCCTATGGCGAGCGGCTGAACTCGAAAAGTAATAATTTGCGTGCTGAAGGGCTGGATAAGTTGATTATCGGTTACCCTTCGCACGGATTTGTTATCGACCGCAAGGAAGCATCGAGTGTGTTTGTGCGCGTCGGGAGACCAGAAGGCCTCCTGGCACAAATCAGCCAAGCGTTATACGATTCGAGTAAACCAACATTTGAAAATGATCCGCCAAGCGTTAAGCTGTTCACACTCGGCGGACAACAAGAAGCAAGCCAAGATCCTACTGACGGAGCGACCGATGAGAACGTACCAAACCCCGAACCGGGTCAAGGAGGCGATGGCGCAAGCCAGCCTCAAGACGGCTCAGACAGCGAGCAAGCTCAACAGCTACGCTCGATCGCACTCACCTTCGGCAGCCTCGGCCGGGTCACAGACCCGGATTCCGGACCTGAATAAATTGATGCACCGGTGAAACGCCACACATCTACGCTAAAGCCCGCCCCGAGCGGGCTTTTTTTCGTCTACGCATAACGAAGCAGGCATCGCTGCGGCTTCCAGATCACCCGTGCTCTCTGGATCAGCCAGCGACTTACGACGCTTTAATACGCAAGCGGTTTGGGCAATCGGGCGTTTTGTGCAACGAATCGCTAACTGCACGCCGCACTGCAGGACCACCCAACTAAACATTTTGTTTGACTGAAGTATAAACATCGTGTTTAATTCATCTCACGCACTCACCGACCTACGGGAGACCTTGAGATGAGCACCCTGCACGCACCCGCTGCGCGCCTCACAGAGGCAACGCGGACGACGAACGAGATCGATTACTTCGAGAACGGCGGCATGACCGACGCCGAGCTCGACCGGTACGCGCGCCGCACGACGAAACGCCCGCTGCTGTGCTTTGCCCTCCTCGCCGCTTCGCCGTTCATCATCGAAGGCCTCTGCCGTTTGTTCGGAGCCTGGTAATGCGCGATCTGAAATTCTGCCTGCGCATGACCGCGGCTCTCGTCGCGATCGTCGTGATCCTCGGTATCGCTCAGAAATGGGACGACGCCGAAACCGAACACGTTCGCGTGTCGATGCGTAACACCTGACCCCGTAAAGGCTCACCCATGGATTCCTTCCTGTGGTCCCAGTTAGTACTGCTTCTGATTGCGGCGTTTGTGGCTGGCTGCGCCGGGTTCATCCTGGGGAGCCTTTGCGCCACCAGCGCTCGTGCAGATTGCGGTGATCCGCTTCTGCCGCGCGAGTTTGAACACGAATGCGATGCGCACTGCTATCCGCGCATTGGCGACTAACTCTCGGTCCGGCGGCTCCCAGGGCCGCGACTTTGTGGGCGCTGTGCTGGCCCACTCTTTTTGGAGTCTCTATATATGAGCGGATTTTGTGTTTTTGCATCCTCGATGCAGATCGCGCGCGAGCGTGCTGAAAAGCGCGTGCCGACGCGCGACCCCAAAACGAAGGTGCTTCTGACCGAAGTCGAATACCGCGCAGCCATCGAAGAAGTGGCAACCGAGATCTTCGCGGCAATGAAGCCGGTGCAGGTATCTCCGGCGTTCGATGCGCCTCACTTCTGTGACGAATGGATCTCGCTTGCCCGCACGACCGGTCTTTACGAAGGGTACGTCGTCAAGTGCCGCGGCGTGTCACACGACAAGAACGGCGCACCGAAGATCAGCAAGACCAAGCGCACCGAGATCATCACATGGGTCATCTACGACGCGAGAAAAGTAGCGTGATCAGAAAAAATCGAAAGGGCATGGCTGACTTACCTCCAGACCGATTTGTTGAGGTCCCGAACTTCTCGCCAATCCGCCTTCGCCTTTTCGGCGTGCTCGCGAATCTGGTTAAGGCTCTCGGTTGCGCGTTCCATGCGCACAGTCATATTGCGCTTCATAACGTCTCCGACCGTAGCATCCTCGTTTCCATGCCGCAATCGAACATCTCTAATTGTGAGTGTGACTTGACGACTGATTCGCAAAATTCGCCTGAGGACCACGGGCATGATTTCGGTATTCATCACGTCCTTAAGCATCGCCTGAGCTATATCCAACCGATCCGTCGTGTGGGAGAACTCGAGCTCAGGATTGTAGTTCGCCATATACGTACTGGCACCCTCCAGTGCCATCAGCGCATCCTTTGCGATTTCGTGCGCATTGGTAACGACGCGAGCCTTTTCGTGCAAGACCGCTTCCCGCAGTTTATCCGCCTCGTATTGCCTTTGATTGCGTGGAATCCAGATGGCAATCCCTATACCTATCGTCGCCCCCACAGCTTGCGCCCAAGCGGCCCAATCCGATTTGCTGAGATCCCAAACGTTCTGAACTATAACGACTGCCCCGATAACAAGTACCGCGCTGATATAGCTTACAAGCCACTTTTGCATATCCGATCCCTTTTACTTTTTTTCGCGATCGTAGCATGAGCCTCGCCCAACAGAGCAAGTCAGTCAAGCCGGTGCGAACACAGCCGGCATTGCTCGCA